TCATAGGTATACCACCGTACCCCGAATGGGTAATTTGCCGGTTTCAAGCTGAATGTTTGCCGTTGGAGATTCAAGAATAAAACCACGGGTACCTGTCACATCTCCGATGGCCAGCAGCAGTGACGACAGCAAGATCTTCCCGCCGGGTTCACCCTCAGTAAAAAACACCTCATCAATAGCTGCATTGATTGCCGTGGTGGTTTCGCTATCGGCCGCAGGAATACCACTGATAACAAAATTCACCGGTGCCGCTACCGGCGCACAGACATAAATTATGGCAATAATGGGTTGCAAGGGGTAGATATGGTCGGCAACGCGCCCCTGATCACCGGTCGCTTTTACCGCCCCCCATTCTTCTAATTGAGATACACCGTCAGTCCCCGCTGGGAAGCCGCCAGCGTCATTGCCATCACACATAATGTAAATGCCAACCGTACCGGCCCCCATAAGTCGCCGTTTGATCCAGCAGCGGGTCACTCCGGGAACGGCCAGCGCCCATGTGCGATAATCGGTATCATTGCCACCTTGCGGAGTATTTTGATAAGCCAGCAACATGCGAGAACGAAAAGCATCTTCTGATTCAATATCAGCGCCGCCAGATATTTTAACTGTTGCGGTGGCCACTGACAGAACGCCATCAATCGCTATATCTAATGTCAGAGACGTCCCAGCATCCGCATTTCCCGCCACACCGCCCCCCGTAGTGTCATCCAATACACTGGGGAGTACCGCAGTGATTGAACCCGTGGCGGTACCACCTGCGCCCAATGTTAACTCATGATCGAGACGATATTGATAACCATCAGACCGGTTTAACAGGCTGCCAGCGGGAATGATACGACCTGCGGTGCCACTAAACTCGACGGTAGGACCGGTGGCGTGGTTGGCGGGTTTACGAAACACATCTTTCAACGCAGCCCACGCGGCAAGATATTCATCGGTAGCATTATACGGCGTGGATTGCAGCGCGATATAATCCAGGTAGCCATAATGTAAATGCGACATTCCGGCATCGGCATCACTGATCACGCCGATATTGGAGAAGCGCAATAAATTACCGCCGGTCTTCAGTTCTGATTGAATATAAGACAGGTTGCGCTGGCGAAGTTCGCTTAATGTGGGGCGATTAAATGGCATGTATTAGCTCTCCCATACCCATGAAAATTTGACAGATACCTGTGCCTGAGCCGGTTGTTGGTAGCTGATGATGAGATTGAGTCGATTGGGAAACACTATTTGAGCATCGGTGCTTATCGCGGTCACTACACCGTCATCAAGCAACCAGACCAAGGCTTCATTGGCGTAGTCCTCAGCCTTTAGCGCAACCTGAGTGGTGAGTTTTTCTCGGCGAAGTAACCACAGGCGGGAGCCTATTGGATGCGCTGATCCGCTATCACCCCACCACCCCCGACGATCATCACCCTCAATAACATCATCAGTACGGGCTAGCCGGTCAGTGAATAAGCTAATCAAAATGGCGGTTTCTAAATCATTGCCATCCAGTAGCCCGCCACCGCCCGTCTGCCAGTCACCCAGTAATTTGTCCGGCTCCCAGGTTGTTTTGATATCGGTTGTCATTTAACCACCTTACCGGTCGTTTCACTGGTTAATGTCGAGCTACCGCCCTGCACATTTTTCAGTTGGTGATTGTGGGTGTTATAGGCTTCGCGTAGGGTTTTCAGTGTGGTGTTATTGCTTCCTGCGTTATCGACGATATCGCCACTAACTTCCAGCAGCGGGGTGTTTAGGTGTACTTTTACCGAGGCATTAACCGTTACTTCAGTGGCATTATTGACCGTGACTGGCTGGCTATTGGCCTCAATAATGATGCCGTTTTCCGTTAACTTGATGTATTGCCCCCACTGCGAATAAATCACCGTCTCACCCGAATTTAGCCCGACATGACGAAATGACTGATTATTTGAGCCAATAATCACAGCACTTGATCTGTCGCCACCTAAAAACCCAATAACCACGTCGGTACCGGCGGGCAATCCAGATGAAAAACCGAATTCAGCCAGCCTCGGGGTGTCACTACGAACTTCCAGGGGGGTTTGGTATTGAACGGTTTGAACTGCACCACCATCATTGCTGCCGGTCACTCGCCCCACCCCGATCATCATTTTTATTTGCCGGTATAACTTGGCTAGTTGCCCTGATTCGCTCATCACTGGTTCATCTCCCCAAGATTTGAATAAAACTGATAAGGTTGAACGATAAAGGCTTCGGGCGGCATCAGAACCATTTGCGCCGCCGTGCCGTGGTCGTCTTTGAGGTAAGTCACTTCAGATAACAACCAAAGTTCATCCTTTAGGCCAAAGACAGGCAGGTTAATCGGGATGAGTGTATTAGGTTCCCATAACTTCCCGTCCTTATCCCGCCAACTATCGACCGTCACCAGTAGCTCTTTAGAGCGCCCATAACGACGGTTCATTTCCCAGTCAATGCACTGCTGGGCCAGCTTTGGGGCCTTCATCGTGCTTTCAACGATAATAATGTGGTTGCGATAGCGCATTTTAGCGGCGTCAGGATCTCGGCTCCGAGCTAAGGTAACAGAACCGTATCCTGCGTCCTGCACCTGCTCTTGAAGCTGGCTAACGGACATTGAAACCCCAATGTAATCAGAGAAGCGCTGATCCATACCGGCGTTATACGCGGCATCTTCAATATTGACGCCTTGCGCCACACCACTGGCTGCCTGGCGGGTGCCAACGCGGGTCAGTGTTAAATTACCATCCGGCTGGTCGTAGTAGAGCAATGCGGCCCAGCGGGTGATGCGGTCAATAATTTCCTGAGAGGACTCACCCCAGTTCAATGTAAATTGAGGCACGATATCTAAATTAGCAACATCGGTTGATACAGTGATCCCGTATGGCATAGCCAGTTTTTGGGCTATTTGTAGGGCCGTTGATTGACTGATCACATTATTCGGCCACTCCGCAGAGCAATCGACCAGATCCTGACATTTACTCCTGCCGGTTGCCCTAATCTCACGACGGGAACGGCTGATCATCGGTGCCCAGCGGTCGATATATCCGGTCAGTACGATATCGTCACCCAGATTAACCACGCAAGGGTCGCCAGGATTAACCCATTGCTGGTTATCACTTCCCGGATAAAGGTCCATCAACGACAGGCTGAAATCGCTGGGTAGCCGCTCTATGCTGCGAGTAACCCGAATGTTATCCCAGCCGGTAATGAGTTTATTGCCAATGCGCAATGTCAGATCATCACTCATGAGTTCAGCGCCTTAAATCGGATGGGCATGAATGCCGGATGGACGGGGTTAGCCATTTTCACCAGCGCGTCGCCTCGTCGTGCATCCTGATAGAGCCGATTGGCAAGATTGAGCGCCGGTAATGACCGATTAAAATTGACTGTCTCGACGCGAGACAGGTTCGCCCCTGTCTGCTGTAGCAGTGTGACGATAGATTCACGTAATACCATTAATGCCAGGTACACCTCATCCCCCCCCTGGTCAGCAACTGAGAGCGCGGCGCTGTCTACCACATCACAAACCCGCGTCAATATATTGACCGCATCGTCATAGCTTTCAGGCTGATATTGCGAAGCGGTAAATACCATTGCGCCAGCACACAGCACAATAATAAGTTGATAGCTGGCGGCGGCGGTCTTGCTGTCACTGGGGTTAGGCCGAAAGGTATTGTCATTGATTGCGGTTAATTCTTGCATCATGCGGATTAAATCAAGGGTACTGGCTCCGCTGGACAATATGGCATTAACAACCGCAAGAGCTGCATTAGCATGTGCTTCGGCGGTTGAGGCTTTTTGTAGTGCCTCTGTCGCCTTGTTGACTGACTCCCGCCCCTCGACTGATACCGCCATTCGTTGAGCCACCAGCGCAGGTAAATTAGTTGTGTCATTCTGCGTGCTGACTGATGCGGTCGCGCCTGACACGCTGCCGCCAACAGTACCGTGGTTGTAGCGGCCATAGCGATCCCGCCCCAATGTTGAGCGGAGCACGTTGCCAAGGTTTGTCGCTTCGCTGGTTGTTGAGTTCACCATATTGACCCAGAATGCCGCGGTACTTTTCAGCGTTCTGATGGTTTGAGTGACTGAGCGAATTTCACCTTTAACCGTGGCGATAAACGTTGCAATGGACTTGGAGGCCAGACCAAACCATGAAGACTGAATCGACGAAACCGCATCTGCTGAGCTGGTAACGGAAAATACCCGTAAGCCAGATTCAATAATGGTTAGCGTAAATTCAAAAACGCGCCCTGACTCAGCCCCTTCATTCAGACGTAGGCCACTTTCGGGGATGCTGACCGTCATTTCGCCCAGTGTTGGATGTACTAATGTTCCCGCGTCCGGCATTTCACAGGCAGCAATCAGTGAATCACGCTGGGTCATGACATCGGGTGCGTTATAAAGGCCACTACTCTGAATAAGAAAACCACGGATAGTCAGGCGGCGAGTCGCGCGCCCCAAATCCTCAATAGGTCAGGGACCCCGCATCTGCTGGCCCCCACCCATAGTAATAAGTGACATCCGCTAGTTCGTTCCCCCACTCTCCGGCTGTGGGGAGTAGGCTAAAAAACTCATCATGTAGACCTCGCAGGTCCTGTAGTCGGTAAAGGCCATCTTTTTGATAGCCTCACGCGGCACATTCGACACCAGCGAAATCAGTAATCCCATGCCACTGAGCGCACCCGACTTGGCTTGCTCATCATAAAATTGCTGCACTTGAATCAGTACCGGCTCGCTGAGTTCGATGTGCTCATAGGTTGTTTTGGTCGCGTCGTGGCTAATCGGTTTAACCAGGGTGATTGTTTTAGTACGTTCCAGTTCAGACATATTAGTTCTCCGTTACCGACACTGAGCCACCTTCCCAACGCATATCTGCGGTTGCCTCGGTGCTGTCCACTTCCTGAGTATTCACCGACCACATACCGCTGCCGATGATCGTTTTACCGTTGGCCAACTCACAAACAATGCTGACATTGGTCTGATCATTAAAATCGCTGATCGACGTGCCACCACTGTCACGGATTTGGCAGGAGATAAACGGGGCGGTATAGGTTTCTTTATACCCATGCACTCCATCCATGCCGGTCAGTGTTTCGCGTTTGAATGTGGAGGGGCTGTATTTGAACTGCCCCGCAACCATGATGGTCAGACCGTCAACGGTGACATAGGCTGTCCCCGCGAGGCGATTGGATGTATCACCCATGATAATGAGTCCTTATGATGCCTGGAGGCGGAATTGGTTGAGAACGGCGAAAATACGTAACTGATTGATCAGTACGCCGGTCCATAACACGTCAACTCGATTGGGGTTGCTGGCACTTTTCTCGACAATCAACCCTTTGGCAAATCCTTTGGCGTCCTGCACGTAACCGTTAAATTCAAGCGCCCGGTACTGTGCGATCAGCTCGGCACGGATCACGTTCGGGGTGATGATGGCCGAGCCGGGGGCGAAGCGGGTGCCGTCTGCGGCCAGTTTCATTCGTGCAAATTTCGAGGTCACTTGAGCGCGCATGAAGCGGGTGACGAACATCAGGAGAAATAAGGTTTCAATCTGCAAATAGCTGTCATCTTCCGCGCCGTATTTGTTTTTTTGGTAGGTGGTGATGATATTCTCCACTTGAACCGTGCCATCGTCGGCAACCGTGACAGTAGAGACCCCACTGTGCAGCAGGTTATTACGCTCGGTCAGGGTAAAGCGGCTGGCCAGTGGCGGGGCCAGTACACCACTGATCGCCAGTGTTTGCAGTGGTCGGCCAGGGTCGTTACGCAGGCTCTGCGCAATCGCCCCCACATAAGCCGCTGACCAGAGATAACTCGGTGTTGGCGAACCGTTAACCCCCAGCAGAGACGCGTGCTGATCGTTACGCAATTCGCCTGCGGCGGTAAGCTGGCCATAAGTGCCTGACTGCGCGGCGAAGCTGTGGCCATATAATTGCTCGGCATAGCTCCAGCGACCGGTGCTGTCTGACAGGAACGCTTTGATTTTATTCAGTGAGGCCGTGTCAGTGTACGGGTTGATGATAAAATCAAAGGTCCGGTCCTGCAAATTAGCCAGGGCATCGTCCAGTTCCGGTGCACCCGCACCGCCAGCCATGGGTGTGAATGTCAGTACCAGGCTCTCTGGCGTGGTTTCCCCGCCAGCACCTCCTAAATAGTTCAAGCGTAAATCGAGGGTGTTACCGTGTGCGCCTTTGTTTTTGGCCGTGAGCGTAATAACCGCTTCCTCAGCCACCGCGGTTACCGGTAGTGAGGTGTCTGTATTGATTGCCGTTGTTAGAGCCGTGGCAATCACAGCTACGTCATCAGTAGCAACGACTGCAACCTGTACGCGGGTACCGGCAATATAGAGAGAGATAACCCCGGTCGCGGATGCTTGAGCCGTCACGGTAATCTTGCCTGTTGCCGCAACCATTGCGGTGAGATCGCTCAGCGGCAAAATGTAAATTTCACCGGCGGTATCGTTGGCCAGATATGCGGCCATCTGTCCATGCAACATTGAGCCGGCACCACACTGCCCGGCAACGGTGGCGACAGAAGAAACCAGCACCGGCATATTCTCCGGTAAAGTTCCCGCATCAAGCATCTGACCCACAATCAGGGTGCGCTGCGTGGTGGTGGCCGTGTTCGCCTGTGAATTATCAAATTCAGCGAAGAAAAGCGGCGTCAGAAGATTGCTCGGGATCTGAGTGAAGGGAATAGTCATTATTTGGTTTTCTCCGCTTTGGTAGCATCAGGCGCGGGTTTAACCTCTTTAGGCTGTTCGCGCACCACATCACCGTCGTTTAAACGACGACGCCAAAATGAATTGTCGGGAACCTCGGTACCGGTTTCAGGTAAAAAGGTGCCCTTCACCGGGTCGCGTACAGTGCGACCGGCTACGGGTTTAACAATCATGGGGTTTACTCCGAAAGGTCTATTGAAACCACGGGTTCGGTGGTGCCGTCGGGCATGGACATGGTGATATCGATACCCTCCAGTGGGTCAGCCACAATGGGGTGGAAATCCTCTGGTCCCTGGTAATACTCGATATCCAGTTCCATCAATAATTGAGCCATGTGGCCTTCACCACCCGAATCCAGATCAATGGTTGAGCGCACTTTGGCAAATTGCTGTATTTGGCGCGTGAGGTCATAACTGTTTATCACCGCCCGTTCAATTTGTTCTCGTAACCGTTCGAGCGCCAGCTCCGCCTTGTCCGCACCATCATTCGCATACTCGCTGTCGAGTTCCTGCAATCGGCCAGTAATGCGCACGGTGGTAATGGTGTTGAATTGCGGGGCGTTACGACCCAGTGACTGCTTTTCCTCTATGAGTGTCTGCACCAAAATAACCGGATACAACTCCTCCGTGGTCGGCCAGTCACGCGGGGAGTAGACGCGGTTTCCCGCGTCAGTATGTCCGGTGATGGCAGCGACAACCAATTGCCTGACTTGCGCTGTATTCATGATCTTGTCCGATTGAGAATGAGTTTGCTGCCGCCGTGACTGTCTGGCTGAACATCCGCTACAACAAACAACGTATTGACCGGCTCATTAGCAACGATGCCAATAAATACCCGGTCCCCCTGTTTGGGTGGCGAACGAAACTCACTGTCTCTTACGCCTAAAACGGGGTTGGTGGTGTTAATGGTGCTGCCATCATCCAACGTATCGATGGTGATATATGCCCGATCAAAGATACCCATCAACTTCATCAAAAGCAATGATTCGACAAGTGATACGACGGAAGCCACCAGGACTGTTTGCCCCTACCAGCGTTAAATTGGCACCATTGAGAAACTGCTTTTTAAGGATGGTCTGGTTACTGTTCTTGGCTTTCGGATCACCGGATATCTCGGCAAGAGCAGGGGTATCTCTGAGCATGGGAGAAATTTCAGTCTTACTGTAATCCTCCGCATCCTCAACACGCGGTTGCACAACTAAAATCGGTGAAGGGTCATGTACCAGGTAATAGCCAATGACATGATCCAGTATCTTGGTGTAACCCACTCGGGCAGATTTCATAACGGACACCTGAGTAACCAATGGGTCAGTTACCGCGTCCATAATGCCATCCTGATAAGCAAAAGAGCGAAATCGCCCAGTTTGCGCACTGGTCTCTTTTGACAATACCGCATGTTTATTAGCCCACTCACTCAATGATAAGGGTTCAGGGGGCCTTACGTTCTTGCGTCGCTGATGCAGTTCAGTGGAGAAGTTTTGCCAGGCGGCAGGGTCAACCGCTCTCTCCGTTGTTATTGTTATCAAGGCTTAGCTCCTCCATTGCCTCATAAACCACCTCTTGCAGTGCTGCAACAAACTCCGCATCGTTAGTGGTTGAGGCCAGCACCCGCAAGCGGGGACCATGTTCGGGAGCGATGGCGATCAGGCGGGTGCGCATACGTGAGTATTCGCTACCTACCGCCTCGATCATCTCTTTGTAAGGAAGTACCTGACCTGATTTGATGTCATATTCCAACCGGGTGAGCAGCGCCAGAAAGTTTTCTTTCATTTCTCTGGCTTCATCGATTGTCATTTCGACACCGCTTTCAGCAATCATTTTCTTCACAACGTCTGCGGGAGAATCCACCGGATCTTTATCAGGCTTGTTACCTGAACTGTTACCTTTGGCTCTGTTACCCACCTTGTTACCTGTTTTGTTACCCCGCGTGTTACCTGCGGTTTTTTTCTCTGATCGGGTAACAGTTTTCCGAAAGCGCTCAATGTTGGCGTTTGTTGCCTCGACATCAATGTCATCACCCGCTAAAACCAGCCACCCACGCGCCTTCCACGCTGTAACCGTTTTGCGACTGACATTGTGAAGTTTGGCAAAATCTGACTGGTTCATGTGTTACCTCAGTTGTTACCTGTTACCCAAATTTCAAAAGTTGAAAGCTAGACGCAGAACGAGGCGCGCAATGCCCGTACATTACAAAGGTCTCAGGAGGGACCCATTTTTTTCTAGATGATAATGGTTGTCATATAGATGAGACATCGCAGCAGCCTGATAGATATCAATCTGGGTTATCCTGTTTGGCACAACCCATCCATTACGCATTGAGAGAAGCATGCCATCGAAAGCAATCGTCTACAGTCATACAATCGATCTTGGGACCTTATTGGACCAAGTCGCCCACCTACCACGAGATACCCGTGTATCCTTCAGTGGCTTGGATTATTTCAAAGTTAACCACTCTGACGGTATTGTGCAGATAGAGTTTAATCAGTCTGTTTATCGGACGGTTGAAGATGTCTTGGTGGTTCAAGACCATTCAGAATAGCGGCGGCATAAACACCGGCCTTCTTGTTATCGACGGGGGCATAGTCTTCATCTATGCTTCCGTTGACCACGCGAGCAAATTGTACGTCATCGTTCCCCATCCGAATTACCCACGTCACTGGGTAGCGCGCGCTACCACTGGTGCGATTTAAAATTGCGGCGTTCATATCTAATTGGGCTACATCTTCGCGGGTAATGCCTCCATCTATCCCTACCATCTTATGGAACTCAACCGCACCCATAACTGTTCCGTCTGCCTGTGTATCAGCGCCTCGAACCATGATGTGTTCATTAAGCGCCTTATCTATCTCACCTAACATATGCAGCGCTTCATTGAGATAATCCTCAGTTCGCCTGACTGCGGTGTGAGTGCGGCCAATTTGATTTGACGAAACAGGACGGGTGTCTGCAAAATCGCCACCTAATGAAGTGCCAGTAATACGATCAAGCAATGTGGCAACAGTCTGAGCTAGCTTCAATGATAATTCTTCAGTGCGAATTGCCCGAGAATGTAGATCAGACAATCGGGCAGGTAAGCAATCAAGCGCAGTAAAAGCACTTCCTACAGCTTGAGCTAATTCAATAGCTTGTTGTTCGATATCGGCTTGTTTATACATAACGGGGAAAGGTTGATTGCCCGTTAATAAATTACTGGCCAATAGCTGCTGTAGCGTTTCTTGAGCTAGGTTTAAGAATGTAGGCTGAATTACTGATCCATCTATCTTGCAAGTTACCTGTTCATTTTTAATTGTGCCGTTATTCACTGTGATACCTCATCTATTTAGCCGTTTTGAGTGCCTGCTCGATTGCCAGGCTTAATGCACCAGGCATTAAAGTCTGTGCCATAGCGCTGGCGCGGTCCATGTATCCAAGCGTTGGTTTAACTGCAAGTGCATCACCAAACTGAATCAGCAACTTAGGCGCTCTTTGTTTCTCTCTGGCGCGATGCACACCATTAGGAGAGCGTTTCTGACGTTTTTTAGCCTTTTTGCTCTTCTTCCCTTTCTTACGCTGGAAGAAACCACTAACGCCATTCACCTCCCCCACAAAGACATTCTCCTTAGCTTTGAGTTGCTGCGTTTTATTACGGGCTAAGTTGCCGAACTTATTCAACTTAATGTTCTTGGGGTTGAGCAGCGCCTGACCATTGAGCTTGTGCTGACCACCGAACTCGAACGGTTCGAGATAGCTGGCAGCAATATCACGCACGAATACTTTGGCCTGTAATCGGTCTTTACGAGCACCAAACGAGCCAACGGAATTAACGGTAAAAGGGGTTGGGTTATCCAGATTGCGTTGCATTCCCACCTTCTGAGCGGCGGCAATCTGGCGGGCAACGCTGGTTAGTGCCTGAGCAGCAGCAAAGGGAATCTGCTTTTTTATCGACTGCAACTGATTGGATAAATCTTTGAGAGTTGCCAT